GGCTCATATGCCGCCACTGAGAAGGCCTCCATTCTTCGGTCCATCATCGACCAGATTCCCGGTGATGTGATCAGAGAGAAGAATAGGAGAATTTGGAGTAAGATCCTAGACCAGCGCCGTGGGACTCCAGTGCGAGAAGGCTATGGGTATCGATGTCACAAGTGTGGTGTCTCACCGAAAGGTGGACATACATGTTTGTTCTACACATTGCCCATATCTGATCTGCTGGATCTCATTGAGGTGGTCGAACCAAAAATTGGTGAGCAAATCTGGTCTGTCTTGGCAGACAAGAGAGCCGCCAAACCCACTATCGAGCATGCAGGTAGGCGTAGAAAGAAGAAAAAGCAAGCATCTGGTGATGATCACGCAGAACCAGAAGCACCCCCAATTCTTCCCCTGCATTTCGATACTGATGAGCCTGCAGAGCCCCCTAGTATTCATAGCTTGGGCGTATCAGACCCTCTCGAGATGTCACGTGTACTTCAGGGTACTATTGACCAAGTGGTGAAAGAGAAGTCATCCGAGACAGACTGGTTCGCACACGCTATAGAGGCATTTTGCATTGGTGCCTATGGTATGTACTTTGCTACTTCCACCAATGCCTTTGTCACCCACTTTGTGCAGATGGCCCACTCCATTTATGGTAAGTCGCTATCATACACAGTGTGGGAATTACTAGCAGGTGCAGGAATCACCACGGAGCAAGCCGAGGGTGATGATCCCGCATGGATCCTTGCAATTCGAACCATGCTATCAGACTGGCAGTCATTCGTTGACTCACCTCTGGTAGATATCGGTTGCAAGGTCATGGGGATTATCATCTCCCTTGGATATTGTTCCCTAGAGAATATCGATTTCAAGATTGGTAATTTGAAACTATTCTCAAAATTGGTGGTACCCACGAAGCTCACTATGTTGGATATAGTTTCGTGTGGGGTATCAGTCATGCACCTTGTGGTGCACCAAGGGTACGAGTGTTACAAGTATGGCACCTACACACCCTTGTTGTACCATGAGGACAAGATGTTACCGATTTTGGAAAAAGTGACACGTTGTGAGAAAATCAACGCTTACTTTGAGATGGGAAATCTCCAATCTTTGAAAATTGATGAAGTTGCATTTGCATCCCTCCTAAAGGAAACACGGGACGAACTGTCAATGCTGGCGAAAGCAGCGAGAAGTCCTATTTCCAAGAAGTTGCTTATGGACAAGCTCTCTCGCATCGAACTGATCGATGCCGAGGTGCAAACCCGTATGACAACAGGAGGTTTGAAAATTGCGCCCTTCACAGTCGGTATTTTTGGTGGTTCAAGTGTTGGAAAAACGAGTGTAAACAATATCATTGTTCCAACACTACTTCGGGCAATGGGAGCTTCTCATCGTGACAAAGATCGCATAAAACTGAACCCAATGGATAAATTTGCTTCTGGCGCTCACAACGGAGTGACTGCCATAACTTTTGATGAATTGGGCCAAGTAAAAGAGAAATTTGTCGGGGAAAACCCAGCGCAAATGTTGTTTATGCAACTGGGCAATAATGAAGTGACACCGTTGAATATGGCCGAGGTCAATCTCAAGGGAAAGATAGCTCCCAGACCTTTGGTTATGTCTACGACCAAGAATGTCAAGGACAATGCGGCGCGAGTACTTCTAAATGAGCCAATCGCGTGCGTGCGGAGAGAGCACTACATTCTCACTGTTGTCGTTCGCGATCAATTTTCTACAAACGGTTTCCTAGATTCCAAGAAGGTCATTGCTTTCTACGGTAAATGTCCTGTCATCCCTGATGCATGGAAGATCCGAGTGGAACGAGTTGTAGCGGTTGAAGGCAAGCCCATTACATCCAGCACAAACATTATGCGCACCGAATTTGAGTATGAGGCGGTAACTACACCAGAGGGTAAAGTTCTCGAAGATGTGAGTATTATGGAAGTACTCGAGTTTCTGATAGAAGAGGCCAAGGAACATTACGCTGTCCAACAGCAAATTGTGTCCTCGAACTCTGAAATTGGAGGCAAGATTCCCTTCTGTGATGTTCACAGAAAGTTATGCAGAACTTGTGGATGTGAGCCTACACCTTCTGTGTTCCCATCCATCTCTTCTGTGAGTGACATGACTCCCAGTGATGGATCTGTAGTTACCATTGAACCAAAGAGTTCCAACTGGCTCTCTTTCTTGGGAACTCCATGGTTCTTGCAAAACAAGAATGATTGGATGCCTAAAGTATCTGTAGATGATATGGCAATATCCAACATTTTCTCGCAAGGACTAGGCTCTGAATTCATAGCCAATGGAGATCTCCGGAAACACAGCCGGTTCGCTACTTTGGCTGAGGCGCCAAAGCCCACCGTTGAGCATGCTTTCTCTATCTTCCCAAAGAAGAGGAAGTATCCCAACATGGGAGCAGTCTTAGTCAAGGTAGTGTGTAATCCTATGTCTCTTTTCACAGAGGCCCTCGGTAGAGTCGTTACCGAGGCTGTTGAGGACGATCTTGATAAGTTGACCACTGTCATGTCCCGTTTCAACTGGGTTACATGGTTGCCAAACTCTTGGTTCAATTATCCTCTAGTTAAAGAATCCTTGATCCAGTACCACGACAACCGGTGGTGGAGAATGTTGGTTTGGTCACCACTTCTCCTCCCTCTCTCTTGCAATATGAGTTGGTCGTCAAAAGCCCTGATCACTCCCCTGATGATTATGGCATATAGACGACCTGCCCAGCAAATCCACTCTGCGCTTATTTGGCGCCATCTACAATATTCTCACACGAATGCTCACGCTCTAACAAAGCGTATTCGTGAAGAACATAGTGGAAGTGTTGGCAAGGCCTTTGCTGTCTTGACAATAGTTAGTGGGGCTGCTGCTTTATGGAAATACATGGATTTTCCCATGCCATGGAGCAAGGTTGCAAAGAAGGCACAACCGCTCACTGCAGCTAAAACAACCACACCCCATGGAACTCTGATTCCAGAAACTGCTGACGAGGTGAAAGCCAAGAATGCAATGGGTCCTTTGATGGATGTTATAGCTACAGAGCACAATTGGGTGAATGTGGCGAGAAAACCCTACCATGCTTCTGAAAAAGCTTGGACCACTTCGCGAGAAGATCTACTATCCATGCTACAGAGAAATCTGTTGCGTATGGAATGGACTGATCCTATAACCGAGCGAACATCATCTGTAGTCATATTGATGGTGAAGGCCAATAGAGGCATAACAGTAGGGCATTTCGCACCGTCCAGTGACACAAAGATTAAGTTCTTCAGGCATGAAGATAAAGATTCTAACGTGTCTTCCAACTTCTCTAGTTGGATTGGACCAACCTCGATTGTGCGATTTGGTGAGGATTGTGCACTGGTATATGTGCCCAAAGGAGGGGTATTTCGGGACATCACAAGCTTTTTCAGTGATGACGATTACTCCATTCCACTAGCTCATTTAGTGTGGCGAGCTAGGGGCACTAGTCCCAACACAGCCAAGGCGGGTGGGCTCCATGATGAGCTTATCACCAATGCTGGTGGGACGATAAACGCAATTGGGTATGATTTACCATTCCCCCCATTCCCAGGATTATGTGGGTGCCCGTTGGTATCTGAGCAACCTCCTCGTTGCATTTTAGGTATTCATCAAGCGGGAGACCCCAACCCCAATTCCACTACGGGATATGCCACACGGGTAAAGAAGACCCCCCTCCTCAAAGCTTTGGCCGAGATGGAGGAACGATGGTTTGAGCCAGTGAGTGAAGGAGTTCTTCGAGAAAAGATTCTCGGTGAGAACCTTGTGATCTCCAAAGGATTACATGACAAGAGCCCACTCAGGACTATGTCCCACGGACATTTTGAATATGTGGGACAATGTCCAGGGAGAGCAACCTTCCACTCCACGGTTCATCTCCAACCGACATGTAGATCTGTCGAGCAAGAGTTTGGTGTGACTAACACATGGAGAGCCCCTCAAATGGCTGATCCATGGGGAGTTACACTAAATCATATAGCCAACGCAAGTGAAGGTGTAGAACCCAACCACTTGCAGTGGGCTCAAAATGATTATCAAGCTCAAGTTCTTCGTATGGTTAAGGAGAAACCAGAACTTATTGCCCAGGTGAGACCTCTCACTCTACTTGAAGCAATAAATGGGATTGATGGCGTCCGCTTTCTAGATCCAATGGACTTGAAAACTGCTGCTGGATTTGGCAAATACAAGAAGCTAGATCTGCTCAAAGAAGTAGTGGACGAGTCTACTGGAAAGAAGACGTATCATCCGACACCAACTTTGGAGGCTGAGGTACAATATATTGAAAATTGTTTCCTCAAGGGAGAAAGATGTTATACTCCCTTTAAGTTGGTATTCAAAGATGAGGCCGTTAACAAAGAAAAGATGCGTGCGTTCTCTGTTGGACAATTCGCATTCTCTTTGGTGACCCGTATGCACATGGGATATCTTCATTGGCTATTCAAACAGTCTATTGAGTATTCTGAGTGCGCAGTGGGCATGAACCCACATGGTCCTGAGTGGAACGAGTGGGTGAAATGGTACACTGAGTATACTGTTCGCCTCATCTTTGCCGGAGATTACAAGAAATATGATCTCACACAAGCCTCCGGCACTAAGGGGGCCACTGCACAATTGTTTATAAAGTTAGGTGCAGCTACCCCCTTGCCCCAAAAATCCCTCCAGATAATTAAGGGGATTTTCACCG